CTCCGGCGATATAGTGAAGATTCGAACCATTTCCACCGCCAGCAACGGCAGTTCCAAAAGTTCCCGGATTGTTTGCGCCAGCACCACCACCGCCAGCCCTTGCCACCGAAGAACCTGTAACTGAAGACGATACGCCCGAACCACCATTACCCGCTGCGTTATTTGCTGCTGCTACTCCAACGCTTCCAGCACCACCGCCACCGCCACCTTGGTAGTTAACTGGAGCGCCGTTACCTTTACCACCTGCGTAACCTTGATTTGTTGTTCCAGCAGCACCGTCCATACCACCGCCAGCATCACGGCTAGTTCCTCCACCACCCGAACCACCAGAAAGCGGTTCTACATATGTGCCGTTGTATCCACCACCGCCACCGCCTCCGGTGCTAGTTATCGTGCCAAAAATTGAATTAGAACCCGAAGAGCCTCTGTCCGCAGGAGCGCCAGCTCCGCCAGCTCCTACCGTTACTGAATAGTTTGTCCCCAAAATAAGACTTAATTCAGCTTCGGCAGAACTCCCGCCCCCTGAAGATTCACCAGTTATTGACGAACGATAACCACCAGCACCACCGCCACCTCCGGTATATCTTCCACCGCCACCGCCACCAGCAATTACAAGATAGCTCAACGATATAGTCTGCCCACCAGCCCCAGCAGCACTAAAAATACCTAACGCCGACTGAGTCATTTAGACCGCCGTTGCGTTACCAATAATGCGGTAAGAGTTAGTACCCACGCAGACAACAGATACCGCGTCGTAGCGCTGACCAATGCGGTAAGCGGTTCCAGCGGTTCCTCGACCTGCAAGGCTAACGACTGTGCCATCCCTGGTGATCGTTACAGTTCCAGCACCATCCTGCAAGATGTCAATACGCTCGCCAGCTTCAAAAGCTGTAGCTGTACCGATGGTGACTGTAACTGCAGATCCAGAGGTGAAAGATAACACCTTGTAGCGGTCAGCGGTTGCAACTGTGTAAGTAGCAGCAGTAGAGGCAGTTAGCGTGACTTCGTTGCTGAGATACAGGTTTACATCAGCAGCAGCAAGTACATCTCCTGCGGTAAAGGTTTTTCTTGGCATTGGTTTCCTTTTGTTCTTAGTTTAGTTTACTACTCGTAGGCAAGGCGGTCATTGTCTAGCTGACCGAGTACCGCGTCATCTAGGATAAATACTGCAAAGTCTAGGCGTTCTAGGGCAAAGCTGATGTTCTTGCTACCGGGGGTCCAGTCATGGTTTATGCCGATGATTCGGACATACTGCTCAATCGCTGGCGGAATGTCAGAAGGCTCGAAGCGAACCAGCACGATGTCACCGATTTCTAGGTCCAGCACCTTGTCTTGGTTCACGGTGGTTAGGGTGTCTAGGACTACTGTGACGGTCTCAAAGCGGTACTGAGGCTCTTTGTAGCGAGCTAGGAAGAAGTCGGCTAGGAACTGAAGCTGCTCAGGCTCCTGAATGAGTAGCCCTGTTTGGCTTAGAGTTCTTGGTCCGTAGACTGCCTGAGAAGTGGCATCTTCGGCAAAGGCTTCTTCTGGGAAAACATCTGCGTTTGTTAGAGCAATTCTGTTGTATAGGTTCTCTGATCCGTAGATGATATTTACATCGGCAAACTGAATACCTGTATAAGCGCCTGCAACTACTTCGTCTGAGAACACAAGGTCAGGGATGTTCGGGACAGCGTTTCTCTCGCGGAAGACAATCTTGCCATCTTTGCCCAAGAAGAAAGTACCGAACTCTGAGTTAGTTACAAGCTGTAGGTACTCAAGCGCTCCTGTGCCTTCTGCAACATCTGTATCTAGCATGACCGAGTTGCCAGGGTCAATTTCTCTTAGCTCAGCAGGCCAGTCAATTTCAGGTCTGTCTAGGACTGTGTTTATGCGAGCGCCTGATAGCTCTGAGTCAGGAGTAAACTCCTCTAGCCCTGCGTTAGTGAGTACCGAAAGAGCGTCAGAAGCGTCAATGCGGACAACAGACTGCACGCCAGGCTCGTACTGAATGTCAAAGTCATCTACGAAGCCAATAAAGACAGGAGCATCGTTGCTAGTGACTCGAACCGAACGCCTAGGGATAAGCTGACCGAAATATGGTCCGTTTTCGTATAGCGGGTCAAAGGTTCTGTCTGAGTTATCTACTGTGACCGAAATTACACCAGCGTCAATGCGATCTAGCGCCTGAGACTTGCCACGGCGAATCTGACAAGTGACTAGCCGCGGAGTAATGTCAAAGAAGCGCTCGCCACCAAGAGTAAAGTCATCGTTGTCTAGCACGCCTCGGACTGCATCATCAAGTACAAAAGCAAATGGGTCGCGCTGACCTAGGTTTAGACCAAGCTCAACCTTGACGGCTGGTGCTGGCATTACGCACCCTGCCAGACAGCACCCGAAGTGCGCTCGTAGTCCTTGATAGCGTCTACGATGGCTTTACCAATCGTTGCTCCAGAACCGACTCCGCCTGTGACGGTGATGTTGTACTGGTTCTGCTGCGCTTTAGTGTCAAACAACGACTTAACACCTGTCTCCGCTATTTCAGAAGCTAGTGAGCCAACCTGTGCAAAGCCAGCATTTATAGTGCCTAAAGCCCCAGCGCCACCAGCTACAAGAGCTGATGCTATTCTTCCACCAGCCATAGGCCCTGCACTAATAATCTGCTGTAGTAAGGCTGGATCAAGACCCATCGTAGCTAATTCCCTGACATTTGTGGAAAATGACTTTAGTTTAGCTAGCAACTTATTCATGTTGCGGATAATAGCATTTGTAGACCCGCCAAGCCCTGTGATGTCAAAAGCTCCTTGAATTGCGTTTCTAATTTGACCAAATGTTCCTTTGATTGTATCTAGGAAGTTTTTGTATAACTGATCTAGTGCTTCAATACGGTCTTTTTCGGCCTGACGCAACGCTTCAGCCTGGCGCTCTGCGTCTGCGGCAGCAGCAATAGCAGCAGCGGAAGCTGCGGCTCGAACCTCAGTGGAGTTTTTATATTGATCAGTAAGCTTGTCAATGTAGCTTTGACCTTTTTTGTCAATTTTTCTTAGTGCTTCCCTTGCTGCAACTACTGGTTTTTGAACGCTAGTCACCCATTTGGCAACTTCTTTTGTCAGGCCAGCGCCTTCTAATTTGAGAGCTTGCTTATCTGCCCTTATGTTTCTGGCTGGATCTCTAAGTAGCTCTTGTAAAGGACTGATTGCTGCAGCAGCAGCTCCGCCAGTACCATCTTCCTTTGGAAGCACAGATTCTGCGTTTTCTTTTGCAAACTCAGCTCGTTTTCTGTTGAAAGCTGTGCCGCCAAAAGAACTTGCTACTTGGTCTGCGGTTTGGCGAATAAGTGTAATCGTAATTTCTTTAGGTATTGCGTCAAGAGCGCCACTAAGCCGCATAGCCCACTTGACAGCGTCTTGCAAAACTTTTATTAGTGGGTTATTTAGTGGATTGAACCCAGTCAATGCTCCCTGTGTAGCTATAGCATCTTTTTGAAAAGGAGTCAAAGCATCGCCAGCACGCTCTATTTGTATACGAAGGCGCTTGAAAGTATCCGCAGCAATAACTACGCTACCGACTAGAGTGGCTAATGTAGTCATCCAAACGGTCATTGGACTGACCTTCAGAGCAGCATTGAATAGAACTACTGCAACTCTCGCTGTGGCAAATACAGCAGCAAGTTGGACAATCAGCCCTAGGTTTTCGGCAACAAGCCTAAATGCGTTGCCCAGCAAAGTAGAAAGCGTATTGAATGTTTGACCAGTAGTTGTAGTCTCATCACTCATGTCCGCCAATATTCCAACCATTGTTTCTAAAACAGGAATTGAATCTTGAATTGCCTGAGCAAACCTTGGAGTTAGGTCATCTACTAATGGAACAAGAGCTTGAACAAGCTGTCCAAATACAGGTAATAAGTCTGTACCAAGTTGAGCTTGTATGTTTTCAAATTGAGCCTGAAGCTTCTTTTGCTCTACATAAAGGTTGCCAGACTGAGCGCCAAAGGCTCCAGTTGCATCCGCGGCACGCTGGTAAAGAAGTTCCAACCGAATAGTCTGTTCAGCGTTTCTTCGAGCAGCTCCCTCAAGCTTGTCAAGTCCCCTGGCAGCCAACTCGGCGTTTATTTCGCTCTGCTTCATAGCGACACCGAACTTCTCAATCGGGTCGTACTCACCGCGGAACAATGCGGTCATACCAAGCAAAGCTTCTTGGACATCGTAGCCATAGGTTGCTGCAAGGTCTACACCAAGGCTTACAAGCTTTTGGGTCTCGGATGTTACAAAGTCCATGCTAAAGCCAGATTGCTTTAGAACGGAACCCAAGAAGGTAGATGCTTTAGCTGCGTCTTTTTGACTTAGACCAAGCTGTGCTGCATCTTTTGTAAACTGAACAATTTTTGGAGAAAACTCATCAAAGATTGTGTTTACTGAAAAAAGATTTCTTTCAAGATCACGAGCAGAGTCAATAGAGTCCTTACCGAACTTAACTGCTTTTGCGGCTATACCAAATGAGGCAAGTGCAGCACCGACTTTTCCTAGCGTGCTTCCAAGGCCATTACTTGCCTGACCAAATGCCCCTAGCTGGCGTGTAGCAGCCGCAAGGCCGTCTCCTTTGAATGTGCTTACGACATTCAGGAACATTTGGCTCATTTGGACTTCCTATCAATATTTCTTTCTACAAACCTGACAGCCGCGTCAATGGCCTTTTCAGCTTCTTTTGCTACTGCGGCGTAAGACTTGTCAAAACCAGGATAGACATTCCTAGACTTTTTTCTCTTACTTGGTTTTGAAACAGGCCCAAGATTTGTAATCATTTGGTTTACAGCTTTGGGGCTAAGAATGTGATTACGCATAATCTCCTCGCCACCGAACTCTCTAATTTTATACATCCGTGTATAAGCTCGGCCACTGAATTTTCTTGCTACATCGGCAATAGTTGTAGCGGCTGATCTGACACGGATTCTTGCAATACCTGTTTGTCCGCGTTTTGGCTTATTGAAAGCTTCTACAAATACGGAATTGAAAGGGTAGCGCTTTGCTCCTGAAACTGGGCCACCTACAGAACCGAAATTCCTACCCCAACCAGTACGCCCACCGTGTCTCATACCGCGCATGGGTCCTGCAGAGCCTAGACCTGTGATTTCTTGCTGTACTGATAATTGAGCAGGTCTAGCGATTTCTTTGAACCGCTTTTTTAGCTCAAAAGACTGTTGTTTGTCTAGTGTGTATAGCTCTTTAGCAAACACTTTCCAATCTGAGGCATACACCTTCAAAGCGCTTGCACGCCCTGAGTAAAGTTTCAATGCCATTTAGTCCGCCTATCTAACCTAAGTCTACCGAACAAAAAAGAAGCACCCCGAAGGGTGCTTCTTCTCAGCGCTTAGGTGCTTGGTGCGTAGCTCGCCATACAAGATAGCGACCAATGGTCCAGAGCATCCGTTCGTCAAGCTGCATAAGCTCGCGGGGACTGATGCCTGTCTCGACAGCTAATGTGGCTATGTACCAATGAGCTGACGATTCACCAAGCCCAACTATTTTTTTTGTTCAGACGGGCTAACACTTTCTACGGTGTCCACCCACTCCTCAAACGAAAGAGTAGTTGCTTTAGTGCGGGACTCGCTTGCCCAAGCTAGGAAAAGCAAGTGAGTAATCTTGATGTTGTTCTCAAGACTGGCTATTGACATGTCAAACTTGGTTTCAAGCTTTACCATGTCAGATGGATTGCAAATGATTTCTTTTAGCTCATCTGGTGTAGCAGAGTAAGCAACTTGTAGGTTTAGTCTCATTGTTTTATCCTAGCGGATTACGCTGCGGCTGTTGCTCTGGTGACTTCACCAGATACAGGCCATGTAACCGAAAGTGTAGCCAAGTCACCGACTGCACCAGCGAAAGGCTGGTACTGGGTTACTAGAGCTGTGAACTGGTACTCAGGGTTGGTAGCGGTGACTGTGCCAGTAGTAGGCGCAATCTTTACAGCTACGGTTGAACCGAGTAGTGGGAACAATAGAGCGTCTACAGAGCCAGCTCCAAAGTCCTGGTGGAAGTCTAGTGATACAGAAGCGTCTTTTAGGCCACCGATGCGTGATCTGTAAGTGCTTCCGAAAGCTGTTGTCTCAACCTCGTCTGCGGTGATGTCAAGAGTTACAGAAGCGATGTCATCACTGATAACGGTTGTGCCTACTGTAATCTTGTAGTCTTTTGCAAAAAACTTTGCCATTTATTTCTCCTAGTTTGCTATGACTGTGACCGTGAAGTCGGCAGCCAGGTATGTGTTGTCATTTAGCTGAATTGAACCAATGGAGTTCAATGAAGTCACTCGACAGTCGTAGGCTGTTCCGCCAAGGCTCTTGTCTAACTCTATCGCATTTTTGATAGAGTTTTGCCCTGTTGAGATGTAAGTGTCTAGTGTCCTTTGAGCAATGCGCTCTGCTGAACGGCCCACAATGACTGTAACCGTAAAGTTATAGTCCACAAGACCGTTAGCGTAAGCCCTGTCATAATTCACCGAATCCAAAGACACGATAGCAACAGGTGGGTTTGGGTTGTCAGGGATTTCTGCCGATGTGCGAAGACCTGTAATGGATGCCAGGTTAGCGGCAATCCCAGCGCGGATGTCTGAGATAGAAGCCATTAGGCGAAGGTCCTCATAATGCGATAAGGCATAACTAGCTGCTCTACATCTGGGTCAAGCGCACGACCAACACGAATAGCTCCAAGATCACCGAATCCTGCAACACCAAGAGGTGAGTCAAGACGCTTGTAGATTCTGGATGACTGAATGATGGTTGCCTGAGTGACAGCGATTGGAACTGCTGACCAGCCCCACACTCCAGTCACACGGACAAGAGCTTGCTCACCAAGGATGTTGAACAGAAGGTCATCAGTAGAAAGGATGCTTGTGTATGGAACATTTAGTCCATCTTGCTTTCCGTTTACTGGGCGTAACTGGTAATCTGCTGTTCCCCAAGTGACATACTCACTACCGATTTCGTCAGTTGTCTTTAGCTCAGAAAGGCTAATCAAATCGTCAATAATTGCTAGGTAAGAATCCTGAGCAACAAAGTCTCTAGTCGCGGTTCCTGCGTTGTAGAAGTACCGATAGGTGTAGCCGTCAATAAGTCTTGAGGCAGACTCGATAGCCATTTCTAACAAACTATCGTCTACTGAATCTGTAATCCTCAAAGCTCCTTTTACCTGAGCCAAGGTTGCGTAAGCGTTTGTAAGTGCCATAATTGTCCTAGTCTATCGCCTAAAAAGCACGCCTATAGAGGTAAAAATAGCGATTTAGTCCCAAGAATTGCGCCTTCTATTAGCTAATGACCACTCGCCACTATTCATGTTATTTTCAGCATTTCTTTGTTCAAACAAGGCTTGATTGAAGGCGAAGGTTTTTACATTCCTCTCTTGGTAGCCAGCGGCAAGAGTTGAACTGTTATCGTGGTTGATTTTGGCATGAATACGCTTTTTAGGTATCCCATGTGCGTCAATAATTCTTTCATAGTCATTGTCATCAAAATAAAGGGGGTAAAAAAGCTCACTACACAACCCAGCCTTTAGTATTACACCTTCACCAATGGCTATAAAGCACCAATCTGGAACTGCGTCTACAAAGTTCAAAGCCTCTGTATCTACTTCATTGTGTATCTTTTCAAGGCTTCCTGGAACACACCAAGTATCCTCAGAAGCAAAAATCCAATATGAGGCATGAGGTGTTGCCTTGATAACAAAGTTCATAGCTTGTGCTGGTCCAACACCAAATGGAACTTGAATTAGCCAGAGGTTCTTTACTATTTCTGGCTTGACAGGCTGAAACTCTCTTTTCCCTGAGTTATCTACAATCACTAAATGCTCAACTGGATAGTCAATAGAGTCAATCATCCTTTGGGCTAAGTCATGCCTGGCAAATGTTGGAAAAGCGAGAACAGGGATCATTTCAATAGCTCCTTTAGGGCTGGTTTCCAGTGTTTATTCCACACAACATCGTGGTCGTACTGCTGAGCAAACTCAACAGCCTTATCTGACTTGCCTTTTCCTCTTTCGTAGGCTTCTTCCAGTGCCTGAACGATTAGTGGAACCGAAGGTATTGTAAAAAACGACCCTTGAGAGTTGTCATACAAAGGCTGACCCCCAACTGTCCATCCATCGCCAACCAGCTCAGGCGAAGCAGCAAAGTCAGACACAATTACTGGCACACCACAGGCTTGAGCCTCAACTGTTGGAATACCGAATCCTTCTCCGTAGCTTGTGGCAAGCATTACATCCCAAGAACTATAGATTCCAGCTAGGTCTTCTTGGCTGATACCAAATCGGTAGCTGACAGGATCTACAAAAGCCATGTTGTCCTTTGGAATACCTAAAATCTCCCCAAGAGACATCAGGTTCCAACCGTGACCGCTAACTGGGTCTGTGTGAATGTAAAGCATTGCGTCTGGGTGTTTTTTGACAAAGATAGAGAACGCCATGAGGTTTTCACCGAAGGCTTTGCGGTGAATGATACCGCCAGACTTATTAGCCGCGTTCATGCCTACTATAAAACGCTCCTTACCAAAGCCCATGTAATCCTCGATTGACTGACCCGCAATCTTTTCTCTGCGATTGAAAACCTTGGTATCTATAGAGTGCGGAATATAGATGGAATCTATGCCCTTAGCTTGCAGCTCTTTCTGACCGAATTTTGACATTGCAAGAGGCGTGACATTTTCTTTTGCACTCCACTTGGCTACGCCTGGTGGAACTGGGCTGTGGTCAATCGGAGTCCAGGATGCTACATTCAAGTCATCCCAGCCCTTGCCCTGAAACACCCAGACATCGTAAAGAGTGATAATTAGGTCGGGTTGTTTTTTGTTTAGCGCTCGCCAATGCTTGTGACCTAGGATAGCGCCATCATTTGAGTAAACATCAGAGCCACGGGGATAAACAGGAACATCGCCGTATTCTGTTGCAAACTGAGTCTTGATCCCTTCGTTCCCATAGTTAGAAATAGCAGCTACATCCGCCCCGTCTCTTTTCAGCCTTTCTACCAAAGCTTCAGCAGCAATGCCATAGCCAGTTGGCTGACCAGGCGAGTTTGAGAATACGGAAACAGTCCCTTTTATTTTTGACATGTAGGTTGCCTTTCTTTGTCCTTAGCATAGCAAAAGATAGACCCCTAGCGAACCTACACGCTAGGGGTCTATCAGCTTTTTAGCTAGGGTTTAGCTTGCGCCACCCTTGAACTTCACGACATGTGAAGCGTGGGTTAGGTTTCCGTCTACGCGCATGGTGACACGGAATGTGGTTACATCCTTGTCGAACGCGAAGTCGGATGACTGTGCCACTTGGATTCCACCTGCGGTGCGAACCTTGTACGATGGCATGTGTCCGTAGCCTAGGCTGAATGCCGCTGTGCCTACTGCACTTACAGCAGGATTTTCATATACTGGGTAGCCAAGTAGGGTTGCTGGCTGGTTCTGAGCAGCGTTTCCGCCTTCAGTCCAGATGTAGCGACCATCGCCATCCTTAATCTTGCGAAGTGCAGCAAGACCAGACTTTGCGGTGATGAATCCAACACCAGGGAGCAAGCGTGCCTGTCCGTCTAGTGCGTAAACCAAGTCCACGATGTTCTCGTATGTTGGCGCACCGCCAACTCCAGTTCCACCAGTGACGGCAGATGAAGCAGCGGTCATAACACCAGTAGGCTCAACGGTTCCAGTTCCAGTGGTTAGACCAGTGTTTACTGCGAAACCGATTGAGTTACCAGCCTGCTCAGCGATAAGCGCTGATAGGTCAAACCCTGCATCGTTCAATAGTTCGTTGGCAACAGGTACTAGGAAGCTGTACTTGAAAGCACCCAAAACGATTGAGCTGAATGTTGGGTCGGAGTCAGAGATTTGTACACCCTGTCCCTTGATGGTCGCGGTTGAGCGAGCAGTTAGGGTTGGGATGGTTAGTGACTCACCAGTAGTTGTGTTGATAACCTGTCCAAGGTCAAGCATTGGACCAGCCAGTCTTGCGATCTGGAATACCTGGTCGTAGAAGCTCTTTGGAACAGTGTTGTCAGAAGAAGTTAGGGTACGCTTCTCAGACTTGAACTCGTGTCCGCCACGGATTTCTCCCATAGCGATTGAGCGAAGGATGTCAGACTCAGACTGACGGCTTTCCTCAACGGTTGTGTTTAGTGTTGCAGCAGCTTCGTAAGCACGGTTCTCGCGCTCGGTTAGCTTGCGTGCGGTGTCAATCGCTGCATCGCGCTGGTCAATGTCAGCCTCAATGCGAGCAATCTTTTCGCTTTCCTCAGAAGATAGTCCGCGGCTCTCGGCGGTAGCTAGGTCTAGGACCTCGCGTGCCTGAGCAATCAAGTTGTTGCGAACTTCTACCTGAGACTTTACAAATTCAGACATTTAGTCTCCTCAAATAGTTTTTTATAGGGATTCCT